TGCTATAAAATCTCTATCTCGTGAGACCTTTTGGTTTTTTGCCTCCTCTGCCTCCTTTATTATTTTTATAGTTTTAATCGTCCTCTTCACTGTCGCTCCCTACAAAAGGGTTCGCTTCCATATAGGTCTCATAGTCTTGAAAGGAAAACGCAATGCCGTTAGAAAATAAGATGTGATGAAGCAGACGCTTGTAAAAAGAGTCTTCACCCTCTCCCTCTCCTCTGTCCTCACCTTCATTTTCGCCATACTCTTCCACAAACTTCTTCGCACAATGAGGACAGACCGAATGAATGAGGTCTTTCGCCATCTCAGACCACGATATGTCATCAGTCTGTTCGCTCCAGATAGTTTTGTATCTATGAAACTCAGTCTCGGCATCAATACAGACTACATTCCAGAATATGTCAAATACTTGGTTTTTGTAATATGCGATTAACTCTTGAATGGTCTCACAGTGGCGACAAGTCCAAACTCGGTCATTCGTGTGTGCGTCCATCGTATCGTATGGGGGGTTCTTATTGGGGAGTAAAGTTCTGTCGGTTTTCAATTTATGTCATAAAGTCTCATAGCGGGGTGCTATAATAGTTTATTATCGTTGTTTAGGGAGGCAGAGGAGGCAAAAAACAAGACTATGTCTTGAAACTGCTCCGTGTTAGGACTTTTAGTTTTTTGCCTCCTCTGCCTCCTTAAATAATATCTTCGCCGTCTTCCACATACTCCAGCAGTATCTTCTTCTCGGCTTCTTTCATTCTCTCTTCTCGCTCCGTCTTGTATTGTAGTTCTCGGTAGTAGATGTATAACTCTCCACTGTGTTTGTGCTTGATAGAGTAGATGTAGTGGTCTGCTCCAATATGTTCTTCCAGCTCCTTCAACCAGCCCATACAAGGCATTCCCAGCACCCAGCGAGATTTCTGCTTTCTCATCGTGTCTTCGTGGAGTTCGTTGTTGTAATCCCAAGACACATAGGCATACTTCATATTCTGCCCCTTGTCTGAGTAGTCCCCCAATCGGCAAAGCCGAGTGGGGCAGACCCCCTAAAGGGGGGTATCCCAGCCATCTCTCTCACCATATTCAATCGTCCAGAATGCCTCCATTGTGTTCTTGTGTTGCTTTACCTTTCAATACTCTATAAATGGTTTCAATTTTTTTCACAAAGTCGTATAGCACCCCGCTATGGAACTTTGTGAATAAAATTGACAGCCCTTTTTGGGATTGGGGGGCAAGAACCTAAAGAGCCTCGCAGAATGAGCTCAGCATTGACTGATGACAAGAAAGCATCTAAAGCCATCACACGCATTAAAGGTAGTAAAGTAGAAATGACAAACGCCGAAGTAAAAAAGTATCCCGACTGCGGAGAAGCCTCCGGTTTATTATCTGAAGCTAAGGTAGAAGAGATGACAGACAAATCCCCCATTGCTTATACCATTCAAGTATGTAATGGATTAAGCACGAGTGATACTGTTTATTCAACGAAGTATCCAGAAGAGATTGAAGCTTACTTGAAAACACATATTGAGTCGTATGAACGCACACGGCAGTTTAACCGTGTGTATATTGACATTGATGGCTGTGCCGAGCAATCAATGGAAGAAGATGATTTCAAAGAGAAAGATGGGACGATTGATTTCATTCTTCGTGGGCTGGACTTGGGCTCTCCTTTCTCGCTGATGAAGGCTTCCAAGTATAACTCTAAGAAGAACGGGAAACCAACGCACATCTTCTCGTATCGCATTACGCTCCTTAACAAGTATGGGTCAAAACCCGCCATCAAGAAGTATGTGGAGGAGACGCTCAATCCTATTATCAAAGAGGCTCTCAAGGACGATATTGCCTACATTACGCTGACAGATACGAAGGCGAGAAAAGAGGCGTGTGTTGGGACTTATGTGGATTATGATGAGAGTGTGTATTCAATGGGCGACCCAGCAAAGGACACTTGCGGTCGTAAGATGCGTATGTGGAATAGCACCAAGAAAGAAGATTATCGTCCTAATGTTATTGTCAGCGGACATAGTGTGCTGGATACGCTGATTACCTACATTCCAGCTGGGTGTGAGGAGCTTCCAGAGCCCGTTGTGGTCGTTCCGCTACCGAAGCCGATTGCGGTCAATGAGATTGTAAAGGAGATTGCTGAGGTTTCACCCGTTGCCGTGGTAAGCACGGAGGAGAAAGATACGCTGGAGAAGGTGGTAGATGGTCTTGCTGACTTTCGCTGGAATAATCACAAGGACTGGATTTCCATTGGACTGGCGTGTTTCAATGAGGAGTTGCCGTTGCTGGTGTGGGAACGCAACTCTAAGAAGAGCGAGAAGTATAAGAAGGACGAGTGTGGAAAGGTATGGAGTGGCTTTCAGCACACGACCACTCGTCGCCCCGTGAAACAAGGAACGCTGTGGAAGATGTTGAAGGAGGATAATCTGGAGCTCTTCAAGGAGTTATGCCCGAAGCGAATGGATTTTGAGCGTTTGGTGCGTTCGGGAGACGGACACGCTGAGGTCGCCAACTACTTCTTCAGTCTTCGGTATGATAACTATCTTCATTCTTCTACAATGGGCTGGTTGTATGTGCTTCCCAATAACATCTGGGCGAACAGTGGAAACCATTATCCGTCTGGAATGGTGAATGACATCTACCGAGAAATGAAGAAACAGCAGTTGGAGTTTGAGAACACGCTACGCCGTCGTGAAAAGGCTCTCACGGAGCTTGAGCCTCGTGATGAAGCCAAAGAGAAAGAGATTGAAGAGCTCAAGAAGGCTTCCCTTGCGTTTGGAAGCAAGTTCGGCAATAAGAGCTTTTGTGAGGGCGTGATTGCCTTCTTGCGTGGTTTGTATGAGGAGCATACAACCGCTCTTTGCGTGGAGCAAGAGAAAACCAATATTGCGGAGATTATGGACGAGCAACGCCACCTCTTCGCCTTCAACGACTGTGTGTATGACTTGGATACGGGTAAGACTCGTCCCATCAAACAGACGGACTACTTGACGATTACTTGTGGATATAACTATCCACAGCCCAATCCAGCTGTTCGCAAGGAGATTAAGACGCTTGTTGATGGTATCTTTGAGGACGCTTCAATGGTTCAGTATGTAATGGATATATTGGCGACCAGTGTGTGCGGTGTTCGCAACATTGAGGAGTGGTATATCTGGAGTGGAACGGGAGGCAACGGCAAGGGTGTGTTGATGGAGTTGATTGGGAAAGCATTCGGTGGGTATTACTATGACCTACCGAATGATATTCTGACGAAGCGGATTGACAAGCCGAATACGCCTCAGCCCGACTTGGCGAACAGTCGTGGAAAGCGGTTCTTGAATACCACCGAGCCCGAGAGCAATGATAAGATATTGGAGGGAACAACAAAGAAGCTTTCTGGTGGCGACAGCATCACGGCTCGTGGTCTCTACAAAGACCCGATTACCTACAAGCCTCAGTTTATGCTTACGCTTCAGTGTAATAACATTCCCGCCTTGAACTCACTGACTGGTGGCTCGGTGCGTCGCATTCGTATTATCACCTTTCCATTTCAGTTCAAAGAGAACCCCGTGTTGGAGAATGAACGCAAGGGCAATGCGGAGATTAAGAATGTGAAGTGCCGTTCCAATGAGTGGCGTAATGAGTTTATCCTAATGCTGTTGGAGCAATACAAGCGGGTGGTGGGAAAGAGCACGATTACAATGCCTCTGAAGGTCAAGGAACGAACCGACTCCTACATTCAAGACAACAATCCCGTCGGTATCTGGTTCAAAGAGCATTATGTGAAGGCGGACAAGATGAAAGTAGAGGACGAGCACGGCGAGTATGAGACTCCTTGTGTGTTGCGTCCCCGTGAGTTATGGACGGCTTATAAGGAGTTCAGTGCTGTTCCTATCACGGACAAGAAGTTCAAAGAGGCAATGGAGTTCAATGAGGTGTATTCTATCAAGACATCTTATACGGTTCGTAATAGTCAAGGAGATGTAGTAGATGAATGTAGTGGTGTTATGTTATACAAGGGCTGGAAGAGAATGTAAGGAGGCAGAAAAGATTTAGGGAGGCAGAGGAGTCAAAAAACCAAAAGGTCTCACGAGATAGAGGTTTTTAGGAATAGTTTGGTTTTTTGCCTCCTCTGCCTCCCTAAAATGTTTTACTCCCTCCTCTGCGTTTATTCCTCTGTAAAAATACCTACGGTAGAGTAGAAATGAGAACCTTCCGTGAAGACCACCAACGAGGATTAGCCAGTGAGACCAAAAGCCATACAACTCTTGAAACGCTTGTCGGCAGTTCCCTAACAAAAGACCCCAACCCCTATGCGACCTTTGACTTCTTCAATGACGACAAGACCATCTATGTGGAACTGAAGACCCGTTTCATTCTCCACAATCTATATCCCACTGCTCTTATCAGTGCGAACAAGGTGGATTTCTGTAAAGACCCTACGAAGACCTATTACTTCTGCTGGGCTTACAGTGATGGACTATTTTACTTGAAGTATGACAAAGAGGTTTTTGACACATTTCAAGTAGAAGATTTTGTGCGACATCAGCGTGAGGACTATAATGATGTCCCGAAGCTACATTACTTTATTCCCCATACGGCACTTGTAAAATACTAAGTCTTTCTGCCCTTCTCATCTATGCTTCCCTCACGGAATGCTTTGATGCGACGCTGAACGGTTGGCTGTGATAAGGAGAACCCCTCAAAGTCCTCTCGTGCTTTCTCCACAATGGCTCGTGTAGAAAGGGTTGGGTAGGTTCTACTAAGCCATAGAATGAACTCGTCTTCATCTTTATAAGAAGGTTTGACACCCTCACGGAACTTAGATGCTGGTGCGACAGAGACTGGCTTACGAATGAGTTTCTTTTTAGAGAGCACTACGGGCGGTGCTTCTTCCTCCTCTTCTTCCTCTTCTTCCTCTTCCTCCTCTTCCTCTGGGTCATCATACTTCCCATCATCTTCATCTTGTGCTTGTCGTCCCCGTGCTTTATCCGCACGGCGTTTTGCTTTGGCTACTTCAAGCTCTTTGCGAATATCCTCACGCACATCAATGCTGACATCTATTTGCTTACGACGCTTCCGAGCTGGGATTTTTGTATCGGGCTTAATGGGTTTCCCATAAGAAGGATATCCATCTTGTCCCTTTTCCCACCCATCGCTTGGTGCTCCACCCTTTGTTCCACTAATACCCTCCAATACGACATCTCCATATTGAAGTGTATTATCTCTCGCATCATTACCAATGCCTAACTTATCATTTCTATACCCATAGTTCCTATGGTCGGCATAGCCCGGAACTTCCTCTGGAGCATATCCTTCTTTAAAGTATAGAATGTTGTATTGTTTTGATTTATTATATTCAAATGGTTCTTCGCCATATTCTCTAAATACCTCTGCGTTGGATTCTATATTATCGTCTCTTTCTAATCTTTCATAGACACGCTGACCTTCTGGAGTAAGACGAAAAGCCCTTTTACTCAGTGTTTCGCCCAGTCGTGTTTTCCTATTATCTCCTTGTTTGGCTTCTAATCTACTAATAAGCTCATACATTACATCGTGGGGACTACGCATCACAGAAGCATTATATCCACGCAATCCCCAATACATCTTTTTATCTTTGGGATTACGATATGGAATAGGTGGGAATGAAACGCCATCATCGTTAATGAGACGACCGTCATATTCTTTGAAATCATCAAGGTTGAGTCCCCACCATTCGGGCTTCATCACTTCCTTACGAAGTTCATCACCGCTCTCAATGGCTTCAATGGCTTCATCTACATCTAAATCTTGTTCCATCATAATCCGAGCGACATCATCTTCCTCTTGTCTTTCACGCTCTTTACGACGCTCATATGCCTTCGCATAATCAAATGGTTTAATGGGTTCATTGGGGTCGCCATATTTCACTTGAATAAACTTAGAAGGATTATCAACCCGAGGATAAGTGAATGGTGGGCGGATATTGTCCCGAGAATAGTTTGAATGATATTTTTGTTGGCTCATCAGCCTCGCAATGAAATCCTTTGGAGGCATTTTGCCTCCTTTCATAAGCTTACTCAATCCAGCCCCCGACATAAGACTCTGTAGTTGCTCCATCGTTCTATGTATGGGTTCTAAAATATTTCTCAAAAAATAAAATGTGTATATGGTATAGAAACGATATGGAGCAGATACAGAATGAGATGAGAGCCAATCAAGGTAAGAAGAATGCCCTTGCGAATCGTCGTGCTATGGAACTGGAAGCACAACACCCACAACTATCCGAGTTTGATAATCAGCCCGAACCAACTGAACCAATGCGTGGCGGTGGTGATGCGGGACTTGCCCGTGTTGTCGGAAGCGGTAAGCGTAAAAGTAAAAAGATGGAAATGATGGTGGAAGCCCCCGAAATGAGTGGTGGTGCGAAGCAAGGTAAGATGTTGGCGACTCATCTACGCAAACTTCACGGCGAAGGATTCTTCCAAGATTTTTGGAAAGGCTTCACGAGCGTCATTCGTCCCGTCGCAAACATTGCCTCAATGATTCCCATTCCGGGCATTCAACAAGCGGGACAACTTGCGTCGGGTGTTCTCGGTGGTGGTAAATGTGAGATGTGTCGCTATAAGAAGTGCCGTTGTCAAGGTGGGTTTATTATGAAAGGTCGCCCACAAGATGACCCTACTTACAAACAGCCAGTCAAATACGGTCGCCCACAAGACCAAGACTATTACAAAGAGATGATGGCGAAGCGAGAAATGAGCGGTAAAGGTCGTGCTGGTGCTGGTATATGTGGTGCTGGTAATCAAATCGCTCACGCCAATACGGAAGGCAATCGTGTTGGGTTGGCGGGTCAAGCATTGGGAGGTCAAGACTTGCCTCCGAACTCCATTGCTCCACGCACATATGGTAATACTCCTTCTGCTCCAGCCTCTTTTGCCCGAAATACTGTTGGTATGGGTCGTGCTGGTGCTGGTATGGCGGGTGCTGGTATGGCTGGTGCTTCCAATGGAATGATGAAGATGAAGAAGGAGAAACGACCACCCACCGCACGAGGAGCAATGGTAAGTAGGCTGATGAAAGAGCAAGGAATGTCTCTTGGTGAAGCCTCCCGATACATCAAACAACACGGCTTGGCTTAGAGGTTTTCGCACTGAAAAATAAAATCTCCTTTCTATATAGAAAAATGGCGACACCAGCAGTAATCGGTTTTCACAACGCAACTGGTATAGAAGAACGCAATAAAGTGCTCCTTCGTATTCAGCAAGGAACAAAGGCATCTTCCCCACAAATCCGCTCGTATCGCCGTCAGCACTTGGATATCTATCAGCCACACGCTACTCTTCCAGATAACAGCACCGGCTCAAAGAACCGTCCTTTTTATGCTTCAAACGGCGAAAGCTCTTTTTCATTGGAAGATATGAAAATGCGTGGTGGTGTTCTTTCCACGAAAGAAGGTCAGAAATATGGAAAGTTCCTTCTCAATCGTCGTGCGAATGACATCAGAGCGAAAGATTTGGTCGCCCAAGGCATTGAACCCTCTTCTGTTCTGCCGAGTGGTGAAACGGTTTTGACCCCAGATGAAAGTAAGGCTCTTGAACTCAATAACTTACTACAAGGTGTTTCAGACGCCACAGAGGCAAGTGATTTCAGTTCATTAACGATTGCGGATTTGAAGAATATTCCTCGTCTGATGATTACTACGCTTCCTACAATGACAGACCAAAACTTTGCGGAACTGTTTGAGTTCATTCGGGAAATGACAGAGGAGTTAGAGGCAATTATTACTCCCAAGTCAGATAGAGCAGATGATGAAGTAGAGCTTCGTCTGGATACGAAATCCACGGCTGGAGCAAAACGCATCTACGAATACTTAAGACGGCTTCTTGTTTTGCTCCGTGATTTTGCGAAGGTAATGGGTCGTGATGAAGCATCAAAGACGGCGACTCTCCGAGCACTTGTTAATGAGTTTTTGGGTATTCGTAAAACGACCTCTACCTCTATTGTTCCATCAGAAGGTCAAATGAGAGTAGTGGATAGACGAGCGTTTCAACCTATCGCACCGGGCGAACAACGAGCATCAACCAAACCAGTTGTAAAGAGGAAATTGATGAAGGGCGTTGTTCGTAGAGTCCCAGTCGTCGGCATACCTCCTCCTTCGCCACCTCGTCTTCCATCTCGTCCTCCTTCGCCACCAGCACGACCAGTAGATGATGAGAAAGAGCCAGAGGAGGAGGAAAGACCCGCTGTAGCATCAGCTTCCGCTTCCGCTTCCGCTCTACCTCGTGGTCTCACACAAGCTGACCGAGAGGCGATAGAGTTTTACAAATACGCACATTCAGAAGCTGGAAGCAAAGAGGTTGCTCGTCGTGAGCCGGGTCTCCAAACTCTCCGTGATTTTGCTCGTTCATTAGGAATAAGAAATGTTGAGACATTGACGAGAACGGTATTAAAAAATAAAATTAATAGTTCTCCCAGAACAAAAGTCCGCATCTAATATAGAATGAGTAAGACCAACCGAATACAGTTTATAAAACAGTTCGCACTCCCCGAAGACACCTCCTTATCCCTCAATGACATCTCGTCCCTTTCTGGTATTCCTCACGAAGCCTTACAGAATGTATATAATAGGGGTATAGGGGCTTGGAAAAGTAATCCAACCAGTGTCCGCTTGAAATCTTCTTTTGATAAAGTAGCAAAAGCACCACGAACATCTAAGATAGGTAAAGAGCAATGGGCGTTTGGAAGGGTCTATGCCTTTGTAATGAAAACCGATAAAGTTTATTATGGTGCTGATGATGATATTAGACAGCAGTATAGATTACAATAATCTACTTCTATTATTATGATAAAGAATGATATCTCTTTATGATAATATTTAACTTTTAAGGAGGCAGAGGAGGCAAAAAACCAAAAGGTCTCACGAGATAGAGATTTTTAGAGATAGTTTGGTTTTTTGCCTCCTCTGCCTCCTTAAATCTTTACCAGTTGATTTTGAGAGCCAACATATTAGGACTGAACTTATCGTTCCGCCAGTCTCCTTTCATCTTACTATGGGACTTCTGGAAGGTATTTCGCTTCTTCTCCGCAAGTGCTTTATCCATATTGCTGTAGATGAGATAGTCGCCATACCCTACACGACCAAAGTGGTGTGGCTTTCCCTCATCATCATAAATCATTAGCTTGTTTTTTCCATTATCGCTAAACTCAAGAGCACGACCATCATACCCTTCACGATTGGCGACCGCTCGTGCTTTGCGTAGATACTCTTCTGGAGAGAGCCCAGCCTTTTCCAGTTGTGCTTTGAACTTGGACTGGATACCTTCTCCCACAAACAAGTTCTTATCTACTCCTACGGTATCCTCGGCGACATTCTTGCCTTTGATACCCATATAGCCTAACGCACCCGCCCACGGATTTGTCCGCCAATGCTTCTTGATATTGGCTAAGAACTCATTATCACTTTTGCGAATGAGACGGTCAATCTCTGCTTTGGAGGTCTTTCCTTCTTTGCGTAGTTTAGCAATACGAGAGTATTCCAAATCGTGTCGCAATGACCCTTCATCTATTTTGTCAGTCGGCGGATTAGTCCTAAGGTATTCATCATCTAAGCGATTAAACGCCCCAGTGTAGTTCGTTCCAGTAAGCACCGCCATACCTTTGTCTTTCCATTCACGCTTCGCTTTATCCACCTTGTCTCCTACGAAACTCAACGCATCTCCTAAGAAGCCATTACCAGACATTCCAAAACCTTCCCGATTGATACCGATTGGAGGAGGTCTGATATTCGCTGGTGAAGGCTTAATTAACTCATTAACCATCATTCCCTTTAGAAAGACACCGCCATAGCATTTCGTCATACGACTTTCACGGCGGTTCTTTTTGGGGACAGCACCTTCTCCTTGAATGGCTCGGTCAGCAAGACCCGCAATGTTAGTGGTAAGATTAGCGAACGGTGAGACATAGTTTGGAAGTCCCTTTAGAATACTGGCGGTATCTTGTAATACGAAAGCGTGTATTTGGGGAGTATTGAGGTTATTAGCAGTTAAGATGGTATTGATGAAGGCTTGACAATTATCACGAAAGGCATCATACTGGAAGTAGCCTTCGCCATAAAACGATTGTGTTCTCGCCATCATCTCATTCAGTGTGATACAGCACGGAACGGGAACGGGTAGATATTCTACTTTATCTCCATCTACCTTAATGTCCGTAGTCATATTGATGACTTCATTCTTTTCCATCATAATACGGACTTGCTGTTGGTCGGGCATTGTCATCACCGCAATGAGCGATAGATGAAAGACATTATCATAGTTGAGTTCTTTCTTGACTTGAGCGAACCTACCAAGTGAAATGTAGTTGAGAGCCGTCTCTACTGCTCCTTGAATAGGCTCACGACGAAGTAGAAGTTGATTGACGATACCACTGCCGTATTGTGAGAGTATTGCCCTTACCTTCGGGGGATAATCATTGCGTAGAGGATAGGAAGTAGCAGATGCTACTACACTAAGAGCTTTTGTAGCAACACTGCTTACAAGATTAGAAGCCACCGACTTGACCTTCGCAAACAAATCACCAAAGAACCCTTCTCCTTTCATAATGAAATGGGGCTGACCGTTGTGTCTCATATAAGTGTATGAACCCCCCTCATACACATCGCCTTTCTTTTCTTTTGCGTAGAGGGCTCGTTGCTGACGCTTCGCCACGGTAAGTGGTAGTGGTTTTTGGGAGAAGAACGCTCCACTCTGGCTCATCACCCGATAACCATCTTCAAACGGAACAATGTGATACGGCATCTTATTCTATGATAGGCTGATAAAAATAATCGGGATAGAACAACAAGCGTTCAGAATGCGACATAAAAATCTCCGACATTAGTATAACTACAAGATGGAGACAACTCACAAACACGCTGTAGCACTTACCGACGAAGACTACTCCCGGATTGATGAACTTGTCCGAAAGAACGGACGGCGTGGGGTGAGACTTACCGACAAGAAGGGAGTTGTCAATCGGTTCTATCGTAAAGATGGAGAGCTCTATTGCGACCAATACGGAGCGAATGATAGTATCTTCACACAAGAGTGTATGAAGCTCTCTGAGATACAGAACGCACAGAAAGCACCCTTTGAGAACGCTATGAAGCAGAGGCTGAAGGCAGACCACCCTACAATGACACAAGAAGAAGTAGATGCTTACGCAGATATTATTGCGGAAGCCAACGAAAGTATCAAGAGGCTCATCTCCAATGGCGTTGAACCCCAACTCGCCCACGGAATGATTACAGAAGCACTGCGTGGTAGTAAAGTCGTTGGTAATGTAGAGAAGAAGGTGGAGAATGAGATAATTCAACCTTCATCGTAATAATATAGTGTAAATATGTGATAATTACGGTAATTACCGCACATTATGGGGCTTTTACGGGTATAATCTCCGGAGATTATACTTGTATTTAAGTAGCTTTTACTCAAGTAGCGACATTATTACCTCTTTTGCGTGTAAATGCCTTAAAAATACTCTGTAGCATAGTAGAAATGTCCTATCAAGTGCTCTACGCAGACCCAGCGTGGGATTATGCTGGGAGAGAACAGCACGGCAAGAAGACAAGCAACAAGAGTGTGAAAGACCACTACCCTACGATGACACTGAGTGCGATGAAGGAACTCAACATCAAAGAGATATGCGACAAGGATTGTATCTTATTTATGTGGAGTTCCTCACCGCATCTCAAACAAGCCATAGAACTAATGGAGGCGTGGGGCTTTACCTACAAGACCATAGCGTTCGTATGGGAGAAACAGAAGACTAACCCCGGCTACTATACAATGTCGCAGTGTGAGATATGTATTGTGGGAAAGCGTGGGAAGTTCCCAGCAGAGCGTGGGTCTCGTAAGGAACGGCAGTTCATCTCCGAGATGCGTGGGAAGCATTCGGCAAAGCCCTTAGGAGTTCGTGAGCGTATCGTAAAGATGTTCCCGACACAAAAGAAGTTAGAGTTGTTTGCTCGTGAGAAAGCAGACGGGTGGGAAGTATGGGGTAATGAAGTGGTTGGCTCTATCTCTCTCAGTAAAAAACCTACGGAGTAGAAAAGTATGCGTTCGGCGAACAGATATAAAATCTAACTGTATAGTAGAAAACAAAGATGTCCGGTGCTATGAAAGTTTCGGAGTTTATGCTCCAACTCGCAAAGAAGTTAATTGATGATAGAAAGATTGCCGAGAGCACCGCTACACAGTATCTACAGACCCTTCATAAGCTTAACGGCGGTAAGCCATTTAATAATCTTGCGTGGGCTAAGAAGTATGATACCGTTCAAGCCGTTATTGATAGTTATGCTCCTTCAACACAAGGCAACCAATATATGGTGCTTTCCTCTGCTCTATCCCTCTTTAACGATAAAGCTACTTATAAAGGTGCTTACAATCACTGGCGTGATAAGATGATGGAAGCTCGTAAGGAAAAGAACGCCGAGCCCATTCACGAGAAGAACGAGAAGCAAGAGGAGAACTGGCTGACTTGGGAGGAGGTAAGTAAAAAAAAATCCGGATTGAAAGAGGACATTTCGTCCTTTGTTTCCAATAAGGTGATTACAGCGGGACAGTTTGACAAGCTCCTTCAGTATGTTATTCTCTCCCTCTACACTGATGTTGCCCCTCGTCGCAATCAAGACTTCCTTGATATGTATGTTGTCAAGAAGCTCGGCAAGGAGGTTGATACTTCCAAGAACTACTATGACCTTGCTACTCACCGTTTCATCTTCAACAAGTATAAGACGGCGAAGACTTATGGTCGCCAAGAGGTCGCTGTTCCAGAAGAACTCCAAGAAGTTCTCGGCGAGTTTCTCAAGCATCACCCTCTCGCAAAGGGAAAGGCAAAGGAATACAAGCTCCTCGTCAAGGCAGACGGAAGCAACCTCAATACCGTCAATGCGATTACCCGTGCTCTCAACCGCATCTTTGGAAAGAAGGTAGGGTCTTCAATGCTTCGCCATTCCTATCTCAGTTCAAAATACGGTGATGCGACCAAAGAGATGGAAGATGACGCAGAGGCAATGGGGCATTCTACTTCCGTTCAAGCGGAATACATTAAGCGATAAACCATTCATAGGTAGATTATTCAAATCTCTATATGAATGACTTTAGGGAGGCAGAGGAGGCAAAAAACCAAACTATCTCTATATTCCTTCCTCTCGTGAGCCCTTTTGGTTTTTTGCCTCCTCTGACTCCTTTACTCTTTCCAGAGTTTATAATCTTCTATACATTCTACACTTCCACAAGGACAAGGGGAGGTGCTTCTATCTACTTTGGGTTTTATCATATGCTTCTGGAGGAGAGTTTCAAAGTTAGGGGACATCTTATAGATAGACTGTTTTGGAATAATATCCTTGATGGTTGCGATGAACCGTATCATCTCTTCCCCACGGTTCTCTACCACTTCTACACTGTCCCAATCAATCTTCACATTCTTTCCAGTAATATCCAAAGCATAATCGGGACGAATAACCACATTACCGCCATAAAGAGATACTTTATCATTACTCATTTCTACAAGGAGGAGAGAGTTTTTTAAACTGCGGACAACGCACCTTAACTAATAAACATAGCACCCACCTTAACATATTCATAATCTGACACTATTCCAGCTGGGTCAAATGAATAAGATGTGTTGGCGGGAGACACTGGGAAGCTTTCTCCCGCCATAGCAAATTCAAATCCAATGTTGTTGCTCGTGGAAGTGCCGTCTCCAGCAGAGGAAGAGACTAACGCAGTAGCGATACAATGAAATGAGAAATAAGGAATACCACTGCCTCTATCCAGAATAGCAAAGCCAGTTGTATTCCCTTCGTCCAATACAGCATTCACAACATTCGTTCCAAAGTTCTTATTGATGAGACGATACTTGACAGAGATGACACTATCATAAACCCATTGTGTGCCCGGCGAGTTGGGGGTAGATGGAATAGAAACGGGGGCACTCCACGCAATGCTATAGAGTGCGGGAGGAAACTGACCGCCGAGATAAGGTGTCCCAGCCGAACTAAAAAGAATGCCCGAGACTGACCCAGCGAAAGTGGAAGCCATTAAGGGTGTAATCGTATAGAAGATACTGGGGACAATATTAAAACTATTGGCTGTCGGAGTAGTATTGCGGACAAAATTACCCGTTGTTGCTCCGCTACCCGTTGCGTTGATAGTATAGTTTGACTTTGCTCCCGTGATAGAAATACCAGCCCCAGCAGTGAGTTCTAATACACCAGCATTGCTAATCATTTTGCTGGTGTTTGCGACAGAAGGTGTGATGGTGATACCATTCCCAGCCGTGAGATTGGCTACTAAGGCAGTTGAGCCACCCGTCGTGGTCGCAGTAATACCGCTACCCGTTGCGGTGGTAATGCTCTGGGTGTTATTGATGGTGAGGTTATTATTGACACCACTTGCGACCAACTGAATGCCCGTTCCAGCAACAAGAGCACTGGTAAGATTGACACCAGCCCCCACGGTTGTGGCGTCTATACCAGAACCAACACCAGAGCTGACAGAGGCAATCCCACCACCAGCACCAGAGGAACTAATCGTAATAGAGGTATTGAGAACACTTGGGACAAGAGTAATATTTGTTCCCGCAATAAGATTGGCGGTTAGGTAATTTACATCAGATACTAACTGAATACCAATACCACTTCCCGCTTGTGAGGCAATTGTTAGGGTTTCGCTTCCTTCGCCGGGTATGAATGACATTCTATACTAATACATATATTTTTAGCATAGGTTCTACTACGAGTTTATTTGTAGATATATACTATTTACAAATAATCTTTATACATTTAGGGAGGCAAAGGAGTCAAAAAACCAAAAGGGCTTACGAGAGAGGGGATTATAGAGATAGTTTGGTATTTTGCCTCCTCTGCCTCCTTTAACTTTTCCGCTTTACATCAAACGGGACGAGAGCGACTTACGACCCGCACCAGCGTGTCCGTAGCCGACTGTGTCAAGACCGCTCTTGACCTTACCGAGAAAACCGCTTTCTGGGAGAATGCCCTTGATACCGCTTACAAGAGGCTTTGACTTGTTGTAGATATCCATACCCTTTGAAAGGAATGAGCCAATCTTGTCAAAGAAGCCACTGCCCACTGTTCGCTCCAAGGCATCACGAGAGACCTCCATCACTGGCTCGGCACTGATGACATCAGCCTCTGATAGAACACCCTTAACAATACGAGAAGAACCAGCCAAAGTCTCAAAGAATCCGCTATTAACGGTGATGACAAAAAGAACCGGAGTTCGGGTCGCCAACGAGGTGTTTTCTACAGTAGCTTGGAACTGTAGCGTGTAGTTGCCGATAAGACCGGGTGCTTGTCCCGCTTGTAGCGTAATGTCTTGACCGGGCTTCAAGACAAGGAAGCCACCGACTGTCTGAATGTTCTTGCCCGTGCGACCGCTTCGGGCACGACCACGCCACTCGTTCCAATCCATCTCCAGACCGTTATGAATCGCCATACGATACAACTCCTCGGCTGTGTGTGATGAAAGGAGACCGCTAAAATTGTCAAAATTGATGTTAATACCAGTGATGGGTAGGTAGAAATCAGCCTCGGAAGCATCAACATAGACTTGAGGCTTACAGTAGATGATTAGCATATCGGGGATTTGTGGGAGCACGATTGTCTGCGAGGACAGCACAACAACATTACCAGCAGTCAGAGCAGAGTAGTTGTTAGAAATATATCTGGGAAATTCAAGGTAGGGCACACTGGACTTCGGAGGAAGTGGGATATCAAGGGAAGGTGTAAGGAACTGACAGTTCAAACGAGCATTCTGGAAAGGAGAACCAGAAACAGCATAGTTGGAGAGCTGACACGAGGCAATGGTGCGACCATTACCCGTAGTATAACGGATAATACGAGACACACCGTCGCCCGACTTCAAATTCATTACAATTTGAATGTTGTTGATACCGAAGAGACCCGTGTCATACTCCTTGCTGTCGGCAAAGATGAATGGTGCGAGAACAAGCTTCTCCGTAGAAAAGAACTGGACGAAGAGTGGGTAAGTATTATCACCAGCAAACACAGCAGTATCACGCACTGGAATACCATCAACATACTTATATGCTTGGAGCGATACAATGTAAGTGCCGTTGCCGGAGAGAACAGCACCAGTGGAGTCGCAGAACTGAATGTTCCACCACGCACCATTAGGCACTTCAGCACTCTCCGTAGCATCAAGGTAGGAAGCAAGAGGGCTATTCACAGCAAGGTAAGCGTCGTTGTATGAGCCATATTTATCCAACATAGTCGGGCAAGTGCGAACAAGACGGTTCTTCTTATAGTCGGTGAGGCGGAGAACCTCCTTAAGGACGGTATCGGTATTGATTACGACCGAGGTGTCGTTGATGGTAGCGGTCATAGTAGCAGTCAGCGAGTTAAGAGGGAATGGAGCAAGGGCACAATCCTTACCAAAGGAAAGGACGGGCTGGTCTAACACATAGGGGGATACGAGGGAGTTAATCTGAACCGATAGGGCAAGGAGGCAGTTCGCACTCCAATCCACAGCACGGTCAAGAAAAACATTTTGCGAGGGCACATTCACATTAAAAGTGAATTGCGACGCTGACGCACTAATGGCGTTAAACGGGGCATTCGTAAGGGAGAGAGCACCCTTATCCACAGCATATCGGGCTTGAGGTTGGACGATACGACCGTCAAAAACGGCTTGTTTCAGAATATCAGCGGTAGCCATCTTGTTCTATACTTGTGGGATAGAAAATATTTAGGCAAACTCACTCGGAGGATTATAAATCAACCCCGTTCTTGGCGGGGTGGGGATAGTCAAAGATGCCTCGGCGACGAAACATACATTTGACGCTCACCGACGAACCATTAAACATCTGGACGGGATACAACTGACCGTCCAAACGGCAACGCCAGAACACTTGAATGTCAATATTGTTGATGGGCTGTTTGCTACGCTGGAAGGAAGCAAGACGATACTCTGCTGTCGGAGCATATTGGATATATTCACGATAGTCGTGCCCCGTTTCATTCACAAGAGCCACATCTGTAATGATAGGCTGGAAGGCACTTTGGGTGCTTCCAAACTGTCCTATGAGGGACTGACCGAACTTGACGGGGTCTCCCGTAGCCTCAAAGACCAAAGGCAACAGAGCAGAAGTGAATACAATCGCATCTACTGGCGACCATAGGGTGCTGGTTGAACCGTAGTCTTGAACCATAATCCAATAGGACTTCGCCGTCGGAGCGGGAGGACTGGATACCGTCTGAATGTTTTGGTAGAGGATAGAATAGACAAGGATTTCGTTGGTGCGTTCATTGGAGAGATTAACATAGGTATTATTGAAGTTGGCGAACATACCAAACATATTGCTGTTGAAATACAAGGTGGAACTCTCATCAAAGTTCGTTCCTATGCTTGTTCGGTCTGCCCCACCAAAGGAATAACGGTCGGCGTAGAGAGAAAATAGATAAGAGGTAGGATTCCAAGTCATTTGACAAGGGGCAGTGGTAATGATAGGGGTTGCTCCACCGGGACTTCCAATAGAAATCCAAAACGCATCTAACAACTGCTGAAGACCGGGATAGGTCGCACTAACATTGCTAATACACTTCGCCAAAGCGGTATTGACAATCTGTAGCCAATGTGTATAAGTATAGACCCAATAGTAGCGAGTGCTAATGTCTTGAACTCCCGCTGAGATAGTATTGGGGTTCGGGGGCGGTGCGACTGCGGGGTCTTGCGTTTCTGTAATATAGATAAGAGGCTGTAAAGATGTAAGAGTGGTTGTATAAGGATTACCCAATACCGTATAAACGACTGTCATTGTCATTGATACGCTGTAGATTGTAAGATTGATATCATTGGTAGGATTATCAACACCCGTTCTGATGACCGGAATAAATAGCGGTAGGTCTTTACCAGCTCCATTCATTGTAAAACGAATGATACTGAAGTTATATTTAGAAGCATCACGAACAATGGGCGTATCACGAGTCTCTTGAAAGCGGATTTGAGGGTCTGCTTTATCCAGCACAAGCTCTGTGTTATTGTTAATGATATTCGCATTGTAATAGACATAGTCGGGGTCTATATCATCATCAACGGAACTGCTAAACTGTGGTGCTCCCAGATATGACATCTTGTTCTATACTCTATGGTGATTTTTTATTTGCCTAAAATCTCGTATGTGAAAAGCGACACCCAGTCGTCGGGTGTCTTCCCACTGTCCTTCACAAGGTTATAGAACTGTAAGTTTGACATTTCCTTACACATTAGTCGGGCAACAGCCCATCTCCCACAAGTGTTAATATCGTCCTTATCTTTCTGATAGGGAAAGGTATTATAATATACTTTCGCTCGGCTTCGTTTTAGCAAGTCCATTAGATAAGGTTCGCCTTCCCCCAGCTCATCTAACCTCTCTTGTGTAATCCATTCACGCTGTGCTTCGGGCTTCTCCCCATAACTACAGAAGTATTCAATGTGCCCGTTTCGTTTAAACATTGTCAGCCAGTGTCCCGAGGTGGGCGACTTTGTTAAAAACAGAAAAATACAGCGACCAAGAGGGTCAAAGGCTTCGTCTATATGGCTCATCTCTGCGAACTTTGGATAGGAAAAAACCTTCGTGTCGGGCTCAAGAATATGCTGAATATCATCATTAGAGAGGGCATACTCCTTCACATCAGCCAGAGCGGTGTTTGCTTTTGACATATTTTCTATACTATACATAGATTAGAAAGATGGCTGATTTACTTCGCAAAAAACAGTATCCCCTTAACTATCCAGCAGATGTGTTGAATGTGATATCCCGTATGTCATTTGACAGTCGTAATGTAGCGATATTGGGCTCAATGGCTCTCCGCTCTCAACTCTACGCTGGAGATTTTGATTTGAACGAAACCGTTGATGTAAAATCCAAAGATGAAGCAACAGCTCTACGGTTGATTGCGAATGGCTTACAAACTATCGTGAAGCGACTATTACGCACAGAAGAACTATTCATTGGCGATATTAAGTTAGGTGTTATTCCAGAGTGGCGTGTGGTAGAGGGTGATGTCCGCAACGGGAAAGTAGTGGGCTATGATGCGAAGGCGTGTATGGCTCGTCTCACCACTCTCTATGAAAGCGGTGTGATTACCCAAGAAGAGTTCTCTACTTCCAAAGCCTTCTTGAAACCCCGTCTTACTCCTAAAGAGTTTGTGGTGGTGGAGAAGGAAATCCGTTTTGAGATTGTTCGTTGGAAGCCCTCTGAAGTGATAGATGGATTTGTTGTCTTGCGTGATGGTCGTCATTATACATTAGAACAAGCCATTCGTGCCCCAGCAATCGCCAAGTTAGATGTGGTGGCGTTCATAGACGGCAATAACTTCTCCGACTTCTCCACGCTCTACACTTTCAAGTGGAAGGGGCGTGTTCTCAATGAAGTCAATATGGACGCTGAAAACGAAATCAAAAAGAATATCCTCTACTACGAGGCAGAAGACAACTACTTCAAAGTAGCGAAACGCATCTTTGCCCTTTCTAAGGTAAATGGAGATACGGCTTTGCTGGAAAAGCTCACGGCACTCTTCAATAGCGACTTGGGACGATTATACAGCATTATCAGCGATGCCTCTACGATACTCTATCTCCTTGAAAACGAGAAGCATCTTCCTATAGAAAAGATACGATTTGAGATAGACCAGTTCCGAGGTCGCCTTGCTTCCATCTATTCCATTGATGCTGTCAATAAGAGTTCAGTATTGAGTGGTATTCTTTCAATGACCCACCTTCCCAACACCGCCCAAGGTCGCCTCAAACTCTTCCGTCAGATGGAACGATTGGTATCTTTCTTTACGGTCATTCTTAATAAACAATCCGAGAAGGCATTAAAGAATATGAAGTTAGTCCCTATCCCCCAAAAGTATTTACCATAAAGGAGTCAAAAAGATTTAAGGAGGCAGAGGAGTCAAAAAACCAAAAGGTCTCACGAGATAGAGATTTTATAGCACAGTTTGGTTTTTTGCCTCCTCTGCCTCCCTAAATCTTTTTTGGATAGATTATTTTCTGAATAGTTAGTATAGAACAAGATGTCGTATGCTAATGTCCTCACGAACTCGTCCCTCGTTTCCTCACTCGTTGTATCCGAGCTTACTGCTACTGGTAGCACCCGCTCTGGCTCAAGTGCTTTGAACGGTGCTACGCCAGTTGTTGTGGCTTGTCTCAGCATCAAAGCCTCCGATGTCGTTTGCCTCGTCCCCCTTGGTGCTATTCCCGCTCTCTCTCTTCCCCTCTCCATTACTATTCAAGCTGGAATTTCCTTTACTGTAGTCGCCTCCGTTGCCGATGCTCGGCTCTTCAACTATGTTGTCATCTCTACGGTCTAAATGTCCGGTTGATGAGTTAAAATATTTCATCAGACTTAAAGTCTTGTCATCATATATAAGGTAATACGATGACGAGAGTAAAACTAACCGAAGAGGAACGCAAACAGCGGAAGAAGGATTCCTTCAAACGCTACTACGAAGCCAATAAGGAAGCACTGGTTGCCCGAATGGCGGAACGCTATAACCCAGAGCGTCGGCGTGAATACTATGAAGAGAATGCCGACCATATCAAAGCCTATATGCGAGACCACTATAAAACCAAACGCACGGGCAATGTTATCTCACGCCTTGAAGAACTCAAAGCCTCCGACGCTGTCCCAGAGAACCTCAAACCCATCATAGACCACCTCCTTCTTAACGATATCCACTCTAAACTCTATCCCGCTGAACTCACTCTGTTGGAGAACCTACTTATTTACAAGAAAACCCCAGTAGAAAAGACCATAGAGTAGTAAATACTGATAATGTGTGCTGATGATAATAACTTATTTTTATTGTCATCAACCTCCATTTTACCGTAAAAACGGTTGCGTGAAGCACTTTCGGAGAATATTTTTCTAAGCGTAGAACAGAAACTATCTCCGATGCTTCCTTCATTGAACTTTGAGAAGGCAAAAGGTGCGAAAGCAGTTGCGGTTGTGCGTGGTGGAGATGCCGATGGGAATGTTCTCTATCTTCACAACGAAGAACAGAAATCATCTAAACCACGAAAAGACATCAATACCCTCCACTATATGAAGGACTTGTCCTTTGTCAAACCCGCTGAACGGGCTCGTATTATGGGTCTGCTGGAAGAGGGTATTAAGAACGATAAAGCCCCAGAAGGATTGGAAGCTCGTGTGATGACGGTCTATGAGAAGATGAAAGGTGATGCTACGGCAAGTAAGGCGATTGAACTCCCTTCTGAAAGTATGTTTCAGCCCATTCCCGACCCCGACCCCAAAGTCCGTCAAATATGGTATGTGGCGGGTATTTCGGGGTCGGGCAAGAGCTATTTCGCCCGTGGAATAGCAGAGAACTACAAGAAACTCTTTCCAGAGCGTGAAATCTACCTCATCTCCAAACTAACCGAGGACGAAACGCTTGATAAGATGAAGATAGGGAAACCCAAGCGTATTTCTTTAGAAAGTTTAGTAGAGGACTTTCCAGCCATTGATGAATTCAAAAATTGCTTGGTTATTTTTGACGATTATGATACTCTTACAGCACCATATGATAAGGTCGTTCTCAAGCTCATTGATGATTTGGCTATTATGGGTCGTCATACTGGAACTTCAATGCTTGTTCTTTCCCATTATCTCACGAACTATAAGAAGACTCGTCTCATTCTTGGTGAGGCTCATTTTCTGGTCTTGTATCCTATGGCTACTTCCTTCAAAGCAATGAAGTATGTCTGCGAACATCACTGCGGTCTTACCAAAGACGAAGTTCAAGGATTGAAGAAAATGGGTCGTTGGGTCTGTATTCATAAGGTCTTTCCGCAGTATCTCATTGCTTGTCAAGATGCCTATCTACTTAATCAGTAATACCCGAGTGAAAAGCTATCCATAAAAAAATATATGCTCTGAATAGAAAGATGTCCGCTCAGAACATATTAGCTCCCACTGGAAAAATAGAAGCACAGTTCATACCCGCTGGTGCTGTTTTGGGTTTCGTTTCTAACCCTATGACTTCCGACCTTGATTGTGCTGGTTTCCATATTAATAACTCTGGACGGGTCAATACGACCGAAATCAATGCTGATAATCTCGCCCTTCTGCCCGGGTCTGCTCTTACCGCCATTCAACTAAACGACAATATTGAAGGAAACAATAACTATATCTCGGGAATGTATGCTCCGCCCTTCGGCACTTCGGCGATTGTCTGTGCGGGGACAGACACCTTCCTCATAGAAGACACTGCTTTTGTCCCGCTTCTTGCCGTGGCGAACACGGGTCTTGTATTAGGTGGTGGTGGAACGGCTACGACTGTTCCCGTCCAAGCTCCGACTGTTGCTTCCGCCTTAGACAATACGACGAATGTCGCCACCACCGCATTCGTCCAGTCAGCGATTAGCGTAGGCGGGTCTGCTACAATCGC